CGGTTCATCGGCTGAGATGATCAAAGACTTGCCTTTCATACATCTTCTTCCGCTCCAGTTCTGGCCGAGAGCTACATTGAGCGCCCAGTTGTACATCATGGTTGTGTTATGAGTGACAATGAAATCATCCGTGATATACAACTTTGATGGATGGGCGATAGAAATGCACTTACAGGGCTCTGGGGGTGCATCTATTAGCGAAATCCCAATAAAAGGAACCCACTCAATCCTGCCGGGCTCAATAAAAACTTGAAAATGCAGGCTTGGATACATATTGACGCTGGCCACAGCTTCGAAGATTTCTGCAATAGTCATAACCCGCTCGCGCCCGTGGATCAAAACAGGCCAAAGGTGGTCTTTAGTGCAAAAAGAGGTTCGACCGTCTTCGAGCTGGACTGAGTACACATCCATGTCGCCCTGCGGAAACACTCCTGTTACATAAGACGTGCTTCCGTCTCCAGCAATCACCTCATCCCCAACAGCAATGTCGCCCATGTTCTTGTAGCCACTTGGTGTAAGCACCTTGCTCCACAGTGGCTGAGCTTTCCCAACTCCCCCTTCTGCGGCAAGCAAGGTTACACTACCAAGCGGAACAATGCCAGCAATAAGCCATTCTCTTGCGGCGTCAGAAGATGCAATGGTAAGAGCATCAACGGCTTCAATCTCTTCCCTGCCATACACTCTGGCACGAGCTTCCGTTACAATCTTGTCAATGTTTTGCTGCCCCATCTTTACACCACGCTGCTCAAGCCAGTTGCCAGTTTCATAGGCAATGCGAGCATCGTTAGCATAAAGGCCAACAAAGTTTTCGATGGTGGCAATGATCTCTTCGTAAGAAGGTTTGCCATCACTATTCGCGTGGCGGTTCTTGGGGACAATGGATGAAAGCAGGTCGTCTTTACTTGCGCCCTCGCCAATGTAATCTCCCAGGTCGTAACCATTGCCCGATGGGAGATTGTCCCACTCCCAAGATCGAGGATCGGCATAGAGCCACTGCGAGCCAGGATTATCAGCCGCCACTTCAGCCATGAAGGCCACACCCTGTTCGTCCCTGTCAGGGCAGAGCACAAGCTGATAGCCCCTGAAGAGCGTTGAGTAGTCACCATTCGTGCGATACTGCTTCGACCCGCCCAGGAAGGTCACGCAGGGGATCTCCAGCGCCCATACGGCCTGACAGGTCAGCTCACCTTCAACAACGAAAATTGGCAGGCCAGTCTTCTTGCTCAGTTCCGTCGCTTCGTGGTAGTAGTAAGGCAGGATGGATGCCTTTACTTCTTGCAGTTGCGTTTTGTGGTTCGCGCTGCCCTGCTCAATAGTGGGAAACTCCTGCCAGATTTGCTTGCTTCCTGAAAGGTCATTGCGCTTGACGATGACCACCTTCTCGCGCTTCTTGTTTTCGTAAGGAAATGTGTATTCCCCCGGATCTCTTGGCGGTTTTTCCCATCGCACCAAAGGGGCAAGCGCATCGCGCACTTCTGCTCTATGTGCAGGGGATGGATCGTGCCAGCAGTTGAAGGCGCCAGTGGCCTTGTTCACTGAAAAGTCATTACCGCCGCAGGCAGGGCACAAAAACTTACCCTTCTCCTTGCTGGGCTCCAGTTGGTCGAGGAAGTCGAGGATCGAAAACGTCACGCGACATGGCGAGAGGCAATGTCCATGATGCCACGGGCGTCAACAGGATGGCTGATAAGCAAGGCTTATGGACAATGGTGTGGACAATGGCAGGGAAGCCGCTATTGTGGCCCTGTTCCCCGATGCCTCTCATGCCCATCAGCCCTTACAAGGGCGGCAAGCACAAGCGTCACTTTACGCTCAGCGATGCTGCTAACGAGCACCTTGCTGCGATTGCCGCTGATGCTCGGCTCTCCAAGAGCGAAACCTTGGAGCGCCTCATTCGTTCCACGCCCGTCTACGAAGGCAGTGCCACCCTTTCCAACGGGGCGTGGCGCCTCGTTGTTGACCACTCCACCACCGACCCCCTCAATGAAACTGTCTGAGCTTCAGCAACTGCTGAACAAGGCCATCGCAGAATGCGGCCCTGACGCCGAGGTGATTCTGGCTTTTGAGCCTGGCGCCTTGGAAGAAGGCTATGACGAGAAATGCACAGAAGGCATCACTGATGTGCGGATTGTCGAAGACTGGCCGCTCCCCGGTAAGAGCCTTACTGTTTACGAAGGAGAGAAAACCAAGAAGGTGGTTCTCTTCTATGACAACCACAGTGAGCTTGATTCTGCCGCATGAACCACACTCTCATGCTTTACGATCCACAAGCGTTTCCTTCTTCCATGACTCTTCCTGTTACTGCTGCCACTGAGCACCTCCTGAGTGAGCGTCGCCTCGGCATCTTCTCCCCCTTGGAGATTTCTGCAAAGCAGTTCACTACTGCCTACGAGCTTGCCATTGGTGAGCACGTTGAGAAGAACTACAAGGGCCTGTCCTACCTGTCCTGGCCGTTCGCCTTCCGCTATCTCAAGGAACAGTTCCCTGGCCTGTTCGTCGCCTTTGAGGAGCGTTCCGAGGGCTGGCCCGTGTTTGGACAGGAAGGCTGCTGGCTTCTGCGCCCCTACCTGACTGATGGCATCAAGCGCACTCCTGCGCTGGTGTTTCCGCTGATGGACAACAAGCACAATGCTCTGAAGGAGCTTGATGCTCGCGCCGTCAGCGACAACATCCAACGAGCCAGCGTGAAGTGTATTGCGACTTTTACTGGCTTGGGCCTGAAGCTCTATGCCGGAGAGGACATTCCCAAGAGTGATGAAAAGGAACCTGCCAAACTCCCGCTCCAACAGGAAGCTCAGAAGCCGGCTGCGCGGCGAGGTGCAAAGGCAAAGGAAGCTGATGCTCCTGCTGCAGAGGCTGGAAGCAACGGGGCTGCTCCCGCCAGCTTGTCAGCCCAGTTCGACGGCAAGGCAAGCATTCTTGCTCTCTGCAAGGCAAACCCTCTTGGCTTCGCCACGGAAACTGCCTCTCTGAAAGCAGGCAAGGCCGCGCTTGAGGCTCTTGGCCTGGCCAAAGGCGACGACATTAAGGACGCTGCCATGTTTGCCAATGTGGTAACTTCTCTGGTTACAGCATGGGCCAAGGAAGCAGGTATCACCATCGCCAAGGAGACGATGGCGGAAGAGATTGACAAGCTCCGCGCCATCGTTGCAGAGGGCACCATCGAGCAAGCCATCAAAGGCGTGGAGGTGTGGAAAGCGGGAAAGCAGTAGACCTGGCGGCAGCCAGTCTTGCGCTTTGTTTCAATGGGGCAGTGGCAATGGAGGAAAATGGTTCTCCATTGCAAGACTGCCCTTGCCACCTTCTGTAAACTCATGTCCATTGATTTCTCCCTCTTGCAAAACTGCCCTGCCTGCGAAAGCTCATGGGAAGGGCAGTCTATTCCCTTAGAGCAACAGCATCTCTTTGGAAACAAGCAATGGTTTAGTCGAGTGGTTGCTATTTACGACCAGCGAATCGATGCTACCGTGGCTTGGCAATGCCCTGACTGTGACACATGCTGGGACAGGGAAACTGGCAAACGTCGTGATGGCTTCAATCTTGATCGCCTGAAACGAGACAACTGGCGCAATGGAGCAAAGAAATGAAGCTGATTGGCAACATCAAGCCTCCGGCTTTCTCTAAATTCACAGACTGCATAGATGATCGCTGGAAAACAGAAGAAAAAGATATGTCGCTTGGAGAAGTGTATAGCCACAGCATGTCAGAAGAAGACTCTAGGCAAGAGTTCAAGGAGTTTTTTGCGCTGCTTGAAGACGGCGGCTACCGCATCTCAGATAGTACGCTTTACAATTCCCTTTCGCTAACGTCTTGCCGTGGCAGTGTTGGCGAGCATGACGACCCTGGTTACGGACTGGTTGCTTTGTGGCTGGTACGCATCAGGGGATTAAACCGTGGTCGCTATGCGCAGTGGGGAGACGTGCCTGAGCTGTACGCTAGCGGGAAATGGGGAGTCGTCAGGCTGGGCGACGTAGTTGTTTTCAATGCGAACAAGAAACACGCATTGCTGGTCAATGGCACTTGTCACATGCTGATGCAAACTGTTACAAAAAAGCGTGTCCGTCGCTAAATGAAGTGGCCTGCTACGATCTCGGCCTTGAAGCTCTCACCATGACTTCCTTGGAGCGGCATGAGCCGCAACGTATCAGCATCAATGGCAAAAGGCACTACTGCTGCACGGGGTTCCCAAATGTCCCTGATGGGACTGTGCTGCCTTCAGTCACAACATTGCTTTCCTCTATGGCACCAGTGGGAAAGATCATGGCGCTAGTCAACTGGCGGAAGCGAGTGGGAGACGAAGAAGCAAACCGCCGCACTCGCCTAGCCGCTAATCGCGGCACCTGGCTTCATGCCATTCTTGAAGACTGGTTCGGTGATGAAGACATCGAGAACCATCTTGAGAAGGCGCCAGATTGGCAGCCCTATTTCCAGGCAGTAGAGCCATTCTTGCATGGCATTGAACAGCCAGTCTTGGTAGAAAGTGCAGTGGCTTGGTACGACCAAGAGCAGATCATTGGCTATTCCGGCACGTTGGACATGGTGGCAACAATGTCTAACGGCTCTCTTGCTCTAATAGATTGGAAAACCAGTTACAAGGAAAAGCCTGAGAAGCACTTGGCCGATTACAAGCGGCAGCTTGGTGCCTATTCCATGGCGGCAGAGCAAATGTATGGCACCAGCATTGATGAAGCATGGTGCGTGATCGCTTGCTTTGACCCCGAGGATAAAGACAGCGAGCCAAGTCTTCAGTTGGTGCATCTTGATGGCTTTGAGCTGATAGCACAGCAGCGCATCATGCAGGACACTGTGCAACGATACTTTGCAGAGCACTACCCCGGCAGCAAGGCTTTCACCATGACGGCAGACAGGGGGTGATGGGAGCAAGACTAACTCTAGGGGTAAACGATTTGCTCACAAGACATCCAGAATTAGCGAAAGAAGCCTTTGGATGGGATCCATCGACGGTCTGTTATCGCTCAAAGCGAACGCTGACATGGAAAGGGCCATGTGGGCATGTATGGAACGCAACAGTAGACAAAAGAAGCGGCAGGAACGATGGGTGCCCATACTGCTCTGGTCGCCAAATTCTTGTTGGCTTTAATGATTTGAAAAGCGTTGACCCGGATCTAGCCGCGCAAGCATATGAATGGAATCCCGAAGAGTTCACTCGATGCTCAAAGGCGAAACTAAGATGGAAAGGCATATGTGGGCATATTTGGGAAGCGACCATAAGCAACAGGTATAGACGGGAATCTGGCTGTCCGTATTGTTCAAGCAATGCTGTTCTCAAGGGTTTTAATGATCTTGAAACTATTGCGCCAGAAATAGCCAAGTATGCTTACGAGTGGGATCCAAGCACTGTAACCGCTAGATCAGGCATTTACAAGAAATGGAAATGCGACTGTGGATACATATGGGAAACAAGCCCGAACAGCATGGTACTCAGCAGTCAAATTGGAACTAATGGTTGTCACGCGTGCAGTAGGAGAAATTTCAGGTTTAGTGATGACGCTTATTTATACCTAATGGAGAGGGATGAGGACCAACAAATTGGCATTACAAACAATCCGAAGAACAGGCTCAGGAGGCATCATCGTAATGGATGGCGCCTTGTTGAGCTGCAAGGCCCTTGCAATGCTTGGAAGATTCACAGACGAGAACTGGCCATCAAGAGATGGATCAAAAGTAGGATTGGGTGTGTTGAGGGGACAAGGGAAAACTGGTTTAAGACCAGCCTATGCGTCTCATCAATCGCGGAACTGGAATGGAAAATTGCTCACGACTTGGAATGGGCCTTGACGTGTCGCTGATTGCTCGGTATGCTGTGTAAGCCTCGTCAAGCGAGGCGAACCATCACTCCCCTGGAGAAACACCCATGGCTGACAAGCCTCCCATCACTGCAGCAATTGACCTTCCCAGTGACCTGCTCAATGAACTCAAGCAAGCAGGCCCCAACGAGCGCGGCAATTATTCCATTGACGTTGCCGTTTGGCCCAACACTCGCCGTTCTTCCGACCGCGCCCCCAGTCACACGGGATCCGTCAAGGTAAAAGGCAAAAGGGACGGAAGCAAGGGGTATGCCAGTGTATGGGTGAATGAAGCCCTCGGCGGCGGCGGCGACGACCTCTTCTGAGTCAATCCCGACAATGATCACTGGGCGCCTCGGCGCCCTTTCTTTTCTCTACCACCATGTTCCTCAACGACAAAGAAATCAACGCTCTCGCTGAGCTTGACATTCTCATGCCCTTCGTGGGCGAAAAGCGTCGTGAAGCCAATGGCAACAAAGCAGTGAGCTATGGGCTCAGTCAATGCGGCTACGACATTAGGCTTTCCTCTGAGCAATTCTTGGTGCTTGAAGGGCAGCAGTTCCTCTTGGAAGGAGAAGCTCTTTGCCCTAAAAACAACGCAGTGAAGAGCTGCGAAGTAGTGTTGGAACACACTGAACTTGGCTTTTTCTTTGAACTACCTCCTCATAGCATTGGCAATGGAGTGAGCCTGGAGAGGTTTACGATGCCCAATGACATTGGCGCCATCGTGAAAGGCAAGAGCACCTATGCAAGGCTTGGTTTGCTTGTAAACGCAACGCCCATTGAGCCATCATGGAGCGGCTATTTGACAATCAATTTTATCAACACAAGCCCATTCCCTATTCGGCTTTTTGCGGAAGAGGGGATTTGTCAGGTTTTATTTTTCCGCTGTGGCGAAGTGGAAACACCTTACACGGGCCAGTACCAAAACCAAGGCAACGTAGTCACCTTGTCAAAAGTAGGCTAAAGTGTTGGCGCCAGGTCCGGTGGGGCTCGGTACGGCTGGCCGTGACATGGCTTGGCGTGGCATAGCAGGGTAAGCAGAAAGGGGCTTCGGCCCCTTTCTTCATGCAACAGCTACAGTGCATTTAGCCGCCGTCTGATTTTGAGCGCCCTTGAAGATCAGTTTCTCAAGCAGTGGGACAAGACTACTGGCATTCCACTAGAGCGCGAGTATTCAGACATCCCCGCTTGGGAAGCTGACTTTAAGCAACGCCACGCTAAAAGCAAACGTTCCAAACGCTATCGTCTCGATTTTGCTCACCCCGAGTCTCGCACTGGCATCGAAATCCAAGGTGCTGTTTATAGTCGTGGCCGTCATGTTACGGGCAGTGGCTATGAGCGTGATTGTCGTAAATACAATCTCGCTTATACTTCAGGCTGGACAATCTTTCTTCTCAGCGGCGCCATGGCCAAAGACCTTTTCTGGACGGAGCTGATTGCTTCTCATGTTGCTGCAAAGCAGTAACGGCCTCTGAAAGCAGAGCTTCAGCAGCTTCCAAGGAGCTATCACGTACTCCAATGGCCTGGCGGAGCTGCATGTTCTCCAGCATGGTTTCTTTCAGGGCGGTGTTCATCATTGCCCAGCCCTCAAGCAAGTTGCTTGCCACTGCTCTGAGTTGAGCTGGGTCGTTGCAATCCTTCAAGGCATTGCGGCTGACAGTAAGCGCAAACTCACGCTCAGCAGAATGCTCAAACGGTCCCATGACGGCAGTACAAAGCTGACCGTTCCATTGTAACTGCATGGGCACTGCGAACTTCACTGCCTTCAAACGCTCTCAGACAAGGCTATCGAAAGCAGAGCTGAGAACAATGGGGAATGCCGAACAGTTTGACCTTGCTTGACAGAGGTGCTGTCAAGGCCAGAAAGGCGCACTACACTAGCAACGTCTCAACATCCTGTTATGGCTTCCAAGTCTGTTCAAGACCAGCTCATCGAGCTAGCTAGTACCGTCATTGCGACAGTCCTTGTGGTGTTTCTTGGTGGCTATGCACTGTCAGTGTGCGCTGGCTTCCTTGGACTGCCCGTCTCGCTTTCAATCTGGCAGTGGGCTCTGGTGTTTTCAACCGTTCGATTCCTGCAAGTCAAATGACCCTCCCCTCCATTGATCCTCTTGAAGACGGCAAGAGCCTGGTGGTGCTTGTTGATTCAATGGGCAATAGCCTGTCAGTTGTGAATGACGCTAGGCAGAGCTTTGAGCAACGTTCTGAAGAATGGACAGAGCGCGATGAAAAGCTCATTAACTACCTCGCCCGTGAGCATCACACCAGTCCATTTCGGGGGGTGGTGTTTAAGTGGTTCGTGAAGGCTCCGCTGTTCATCTGTCGGCAATGGTGGAAGCATACAGTTGCCTCCACCTACGTTGACGATCAGCTTGGATGGAACGAAAAGAGCTTTCGCTACTGCTCAGCAGAGGATGCTCAGTTCTACACGCCCAGGCAGTTCGCCAAGCAGAGCAAGAGCAACCGCCAAGCCTCTGAGGGAGCCCTGGAAAGCAATGATGAGGCACTGGCCCAGCAGCTCTATGCACAAGCCCTGCAGGGCTGCGTGCAGGCGTATGAGGGGCTTCTGTTGACTGGCGTAAGCAAGGAGCAGGCCAGGGCGGTGCTGCCGCCTTGCATGTACAGTTCTTTTGTCTGGACATGCTCTCTGCAGACCCTGCTTCACTTCATTTCCCTGCGCGTTGAAAAGGGCGCTCAGAGTGAAATTGCTGCTTATGCAAGATCGCTGCAAACGCTTGCAAGGCCCGTGGCTCCTGAAGTGTTCAAAGCCTTTGAACAAAACAACTATCAGTTCTGACCATGCACGATCCTACGACCATGCACGATCCCATCAATCCCTCGCACTACACCTCCGGCACCATTGAATGTATTGAGGCCATGGAAGCCTCAATGAGCACAGAGGCGTTCAAAGGCTTCCTCAAGGGCAACTGCCAGAAATACTTGTGGCGCTATGAGAAGAAAAACGGAGCCGAGGATCTGCGCAAGGCCATGTGGTATCTTGATCGACTCATCGGTACTGTCGAGGCTGAGCAGAGTGCTATCGAACAAGCCTTTGGAGCAATGGAGTGCAAAGATGGCTTCTGCCCTTTGCCAGGTGCAGGAGTGAGGCAAGGCCCTCCTGAGGGCTATTTCCCTCCAGTGAGTTGAGCTAACTAACCAGCCTTGAGGATTAAAGACGGCCACTGAGCCGTCTTTTCTTTTAGCACGTCATGCACTGGCACCACTCTCTGACAATGCTCCATCCACTCCTCCCAGGATGAAATGTCAGTATGAGCACTGACAAAACTATGGCTATGCACCCATGAAAGCAGAATGTGCTCACGCTCTTCGCTCCAATGTTGTTTCGGCCTCCACCATTCCAGCACTGCCAAGTTGGACTTGGAAGAGTTGCAGGAAAAGCACGCTGGCACCATGTTCCACTTTGCATAATGTGGCCCACCTTTGCTCTTGGGGATAATGTGATCGAGCGTCAGCTTCTCATGCCACTTCCCGCAGTATGCACAAGCAGCCTGCCCTAGTGGTCCCCTCAAAGGGTAATCTTCCAAGATGCCTTTGCGAAATCTACGCTTTGCGTCGGAGGGGCGTAGTTCAATGAGAGAATGGAGAAGATCATTAGGCCCATGCTCTCCACCCATCGCTGTATTGGCTTTCCTAGACGATAGCAAGCCTTTTCAGCCTCTTCGTAGCCATTATGCTGCGAATTAGAATGATGAAAACACTTCTTTGAACAGTGCGCGAAGCCATTTCTAGCATTGCTGCTACCCTCACAGCCGGAATGCTCATGGCTTCTGGCGGCATGATGATTGCCATTGGCAATCAGCAAACACGCATCACCACTCAGATTGAAGGTATCACTGAAAACCTAGAGGCTCTCACTGAAAATGTGAAGGAACTAGAGAATCGCGTGAGAAGCCTTGAGATAGGCAGGTAGCCAAACGCTGTCTCCTTGCTAGGCTACAACCATTGTCTAGGCTCATTATGGAACCCAACGTTGAAGTGTTGATTGGCTTTGGGCTATTCGCCCTGAGTGAACTCATTGGCATGTCGAAGTACAAGGAAAACTCCGTCATTCAAGCCGTGCTGCGCGTAGGGTCGGAAGTGTTCCCTTACGAGCTGAAGCGCCGCGACAAGAAGCGCAATCGCCCCCGTGATCGCCATGGGCGGTTCCTGCCTGAAGACGAGAACTGAACTAATCAGCCCTGAATCATGAGCAACTTTCTTCAGGCAGCACGTCATACTGACCCCTCTTCGCCATTGCCCCATCAGGATGCTGCCTGGCAGTGGGCGTGGGAGCAGTTTCCAAAGGAGAAACAGGAAGAGTTTTTGGAGATGTTTAGGGCTGCAGTGCCATCCAAAGATCAAGATGGCACTAATTCCTGGCAAGGCATTGCCACGATGGCGAAAGAAGCTGGCGCCAAGTACCCCGAGCTTGCGGCTGCACAATGGGCCATTGAATCGGGATGGGGGAAATACACCAGTGGCACCAACAACTACTTCGGACTCAAGGGATCGGGCAAGATTGTTGAGACGAAGGAAGTGGTCAATGGGAAGGAAGTCTCTGTCAGGGAGAGCTTCATCAACTTCCCAAGTATTCGCGCTTGCGTCAACTATCTCGTCACTCGCTGGTATAGAGACTTCGATGGTTTCAAGGGTGTCAATAATGCAG